GCGAGTTATTGACTCCTATGCGGTCGAAAGCGGGACCATTTATCCAGGGTTTGGCGTTGTTGCCGGTACCGATGTTGAAGCGCAAGTCGTCCCGCCTAGCGTGACCGTATCCGCTATCAAAGGGATTGTGTTGCTGCAAAGCAAGGAGCAAAATGACGATGGAACAGTAACCTTTGTTGCGGACGATACCGTTCCGGTTCTTGATAAAGGACGCGCTTGGGTTCCTGTAATCGGAGCTGTAACTGCTGACGCGCAAGCGTATCTTGTTTTCACTGGTGCTAACCTTGGCAAGTGGGCGGCTGGGGCAGGTGAACCTGTCGTGGCATCCGCAATTACTGGCGCAAAATTCAAAACGTCAACAAGCGGCGCAGGCCTGGCCGTTGTTGAACTGAAATAAGGAGGGATATGAAAATGCCAAAAGAACGCTACGACGAAAGAGACTTATCTATTATCAAAGGCTCTCAACGGCTTGATGCCAACGAGAGTATTTTTTTCGCCCGTGAATTGGAATCCATCAAAGCCCGGTCCTATGATGTTGTTTATCCGGAATTGACCGCAACCAGCGTAATTCCGGTAGACAGCTCTGCTGGTGCCGGAGCCGAAACCATCACGTATTACCAATACGACCAGGTTGGATTTGCGAAGATCATTGCCAATTACGCAACTGACCTGCCCCGCGTTGATCTGGTTGGCAAACCATTCTCGTCTCCGGTCAAGTCGATTGGCGCAAGCTATGGTTATTCCGTGCAGGATATCCGGGCAGCACAAATGGCTGGTAAACCGCTGGAACAGCGCAAAGCAAACGCTGTTCGGCGGGCCAATGATCAAAAGGTTAACGAAATCGCCTATTTCGGTGATGCTGACAACGGTCTTTCAGGGTTCATCAATCACGCGAACATTACCGCGTACACCTTGCCTACAGATGGTACCAGCAGCAGCACAACGTTTGCAAAGAAAACTCCCGACATGGTGTTGCGTGATCTGAACGGCATGGTAGCAAAAATTCTGGAGCTCACGCAAAATACCGAGATCCCGGATACATTGCTGATTGGTCACACTACTCACGCCGACCTGAGCAGCCGGCCACGTTCGGCCAATTCGGATACGACCATCTTGGAATTCTTCCTCAAAAACAATGCATATGTAAAAAATGTGCAGATTGTTCCGGAATTGATCGGAGCTGGATCCGGCACGACGGATGTCTGCATAATTTACAAAAAATCGCCTGACAAATTGACTTTGGAAATTCCTCAGCCGTTTGAACAATTCCCGGTGCAGCCAGAAGGTTTGGAATATGTCGTTCCTTGTCATAGCCGCTGCGGTGGCGTGATCGTGTATTATCCATTGTCCATCATCAAAGCGGAGGGGTGCTAATCATGGCTAAGTTTATTAAAAATATTGGCAAAAATGTCATTTGCTTTGAAAAGAAAAACTTTATTCCTGGCGAAGCGGCTGTTGAAGTAACGGATGTCGAAGCGTCGAACCCGACGATCGTCCGTTATATCGCTGCTGGGAAATTGGAGTTGACGGAAGAAGTAGCGACTGGCGAAGAAGCTGCGGCCGCCAAACCAAAAAAAGCGAGTAGTTAATCGTGACTACGCTTGAGGCGTTCAGATTATTAGCGCCTGAGTTCACTGCCAAGAGTGATGCAACAGTTAACGGTGTGATCGAACTGGTATCGCCAATGGTCAGCGAGAGCAAGTTTGGCAAGCTGTATAATCAGGCCCTTGCCTACATGGCTGCTCATTGGCTATCCTGGCAGGAAAATATCACCGCTTCCGGAAGCACTTCCGGAGCGGTGACGGGCGGAAGGGTAGTCGGCGAGCGGGAAGGAGATTTGTCCAGAAGCTACGCTGACAACAGCAGCGCGGGAACATCCGGAAGCAGCTACACGGACAATCTGGAACGAACCGCTTACGGACTGGAGTACAAACGACTGGTAAGAATGGCAATTGTACCAGTGCTGACAAGGATGGGGTGATACCATGGCAATCCGCGATACTGATCTTGGGTGGAACCGCATGAAGGCGGAACTGAGAAAACTAGTCAAACAGGAAGTTGCCGTTGGCCTACAGGCGGGAGATAAAACCGAAGACGGAACAATGGATATTGCCAGATTAGGCGCCATTCACGAATTTGGAAGTCCGGCAAACAACATTCCTGAACGGTCGTTTGTGCGCAGTACCTTTGACGCAAATAACCGGAAATGGCAAGGCGTTAAGGTGCGCTTAGTTAACGATGTGATCGCGGGAAGGCGCACAGCTGATAATGCATTAAGTTTGCTGGGACAAATTGCACAAAGAGATATTCAAAAGAAGATTGTTGATGGTCCTTTTGTGCCTAATGCTCCGAAAACAATCCAGCGCAAAGGAAGTGACCGGCCTTTGATCGATACTGGCCATATGCGACAGTCCGTCCGGTACGTGATCAGAAGGCGCGGAAGCGGACAGGTGACGTAATGAGCAGCTTTCGAAAGCCAATAATGGTTAAGAGAACGTCCGCTGGATCCTATGGAACAAACGGGATATGGACGGAAGGGGCTCAAGCAACATTGACTATAAACATGAGCGTTCAACCTTTGAAGCCAAATGAGATGGAAGCATTGCCGGAAGGGCGGCGGAATGGCAGGGTCGTTAAGATCTATTCTGACGTTGAACTGTATACGGCAAAGCAATCTACTGGCCAAAATGCGGATATTGTCATTTGGCTTGGAAAAAACTTTGAAGTGATCGGTTGTGATCCTTATCAAATGGAGGTTATTTCTCATTATAAATCGCTGGCAGTGGAGGTGAATGCAAATTGACACTTGCTGAAACAAAAGCATTCATCCTCCTGCTGGTTGCCGAATTGACTTCGACAAAATGTATTTGGGAAAACCAAAACGCGCCGAAACCGACGAATAACTACATCGGCTTGAATTTATCGCCTGAACGGTCTATTGGTACGGAAAGAAGGGGCAGAAGCGACGGTACCGGAGTTCTGGATATCATCGGCAGAAAAGAAACGACTTTATCTGTCAATGCTTTCGGATCTGGATCGGTTGATATTTGCAATCTTCTTTGGCAGAGATTAAACCGGCCTACGATTGTAGACCGGTGCTTTGTACAGGGGATTGCGTTTGTGCGTTCTGAAAATGTGCAGGATTTGACAGAACTATTGGACGGTAGGAGTTGGGAGGAACGGGCCAACGTGGATCTGATTGTCACATACAGCAGATCGATCATCGACGAACCTGGCTATATTACTACTGTCGATTTGACCGGCGAGCTTGGGGAACCGGATGCAGTGACACCTGTAACGGATTCCGCGATCGCCGAAGTAACGATTAACATGAAAGGGGTGCAATAATGGCCGACATTACGAGAATTGCAAATGTGCAAATTAGCCTGGAAACAACCGGCATCAACAAACAAGGCTTTAATACAATGTTAGTCCTTGGCGATGAAACCGTTACGACAAGTCGAGTAGTAACGTATGTATCGGCAAGTGATATGCTGGACGATGGCTTCGAAACTACGGACGCCCTTTACAAAGCCGTTGCGGATTGCTTTAGTCAGACTCCGCGGCCGAAACAAGTAAAGATTGGCCAGAAGAAAACTGGTGATGCTGATTGGGCGGTTGCTTTGGCTGCAATCGTTGCCGAAGACAATGAGTGGTATGGGTTAGGGCTGACCAGCAGAGCGACAGCTGATATTCAGGCGGTTGCTGCCTGGGCAGAGGCGAATGGGAAACTGTTCGGCTATGCGGTAGCGGAAGCTGAGGCGATTTCCGCCGTTTCTACGACCGATACGCCGTATTTGCTCAAACAAAGCAACTATTACCGGACATTCGGCTTTTATCATGCTGATGCCGCGACCGATTATCCTGAGCTGGCCGTCATGGCAAGGTGCTTTGCTGTTAAACCAGGCGGCGAGACTTGGGCCAACAAGAAGCTGGCTGGCGTGTCTACGGATAACCTGACGGAAACTCAATATTTGGCCGCGAAAGCAAAAAACTGCAACACGTTTGAAAGCTTCCGCAACAGTGTGTCCATCACTCAGATCGGCAAGGTGGCGGCTGGTGAATGGATCGATGTGATCCGCTTCCGCGATTGGCTGCAGGAAGAAATTCAAGTGAATATCTTTAGCCTACTAATCAATCGTAACAAAGTTCCTTACACGGACGCTGGAATTGCCAGTATCGAAGCGAAAATTGCCGAAGCGCTGGAGCTTGGTCAGCGCCGGGGCGGAATTGCTCCGACTGAATACGATGAAGACGGCAACGAGATCCCAGGCTGGGTGATTGATGTACCGTTAGCGTCCAGTATCAGCGCTAACACGAAGGCGACCAGAACGCTGGAGGATATGACGTTTTCAGCGCGTTTGGCAGGGGCTGTTCATCTGGTCGAGATTACCGGCAGCCTGGTATATGAATTTTAAAGATGGGAGGCAGCGGCATGAAATTAAAAACATTTGACTTGCAACTGTTCGCAAGTCTTGGAACCTATGACCCGAAAAAAGTGATTGTTTCTTTTGGCGGCGTGGAGTTGGAAGGCTTTGCCGAAGATAGTATTGTCGAGATATCGCCGATGGGGGAAGGCACCACGTCGGTTGTCGGCTGTCATGGTGATGTTGTTAGAAGCATTTCACCAGATAAGCGGCATGAGATCACAACAAAACTGTTGCAATCATCGTCGAGTAATGACTACCTTACTACAATTTATGCCCGTGACAACCAACAAGGCGATGGAGTGCTGCCGTTGATCATCAAGGATTTGTCCGGCAGAACTACGTTCTATGACTCGCTGGCCTGGATTACGAAAAATCCGAAGGTTGGACGCGGGAAGGATGCTTCCGATGGTTCGCTAGAATGGATATTCCATACGGCAAGCGGCAACCTGTTCGTTGGAGGTCATGATTAATGGCTGAAACAACAGAATTTGTTCAGGGCGATTATACATTCTATATTCGCCCCATGGACCCTTTTAAAGCGTTGGAGCTGCTTGGCGATCTGCAAAAAACTTTTCTACCGGCTATTGGCGCTGCGTTTGGTACGACAAAATTAAACGAAGAAAAAGCCGATGAAAAAGCCGATGAACAAAGCGCAGTGACGATGGCCGACCTATTGAACAAGGAAATTAATATACAGGGGGCGTTGACACAACTAGCGTCAGCGATCAACGGAACGCACCTGAACAACCTTTTGCAGAGGGTCGTTAATTCGGAGTACATTGCTTACTCGCAATCCGGCAGCGAAGTAAAGAGGCTGGATAAGGCGAAACTGGCAGAAATATATCGGGGGAACTTATCTGGCATGTTTGCTCTTGCCTGGAAAGTTCTGCAGGTAAATTATGCTGATTTTTTTACAATGCTGCCCATCCAATATGGGAAAGCAAACGAGAACAAAAACAGCTAACAGTGCCAGGTACGCTTAGAGCGGATTTATGCGATGAGTTATTCGTTTGGCGTCCGGTGCTCATGAAGAAATGCAGTCTGGAAGAGATTAAGAACGGTACCTATACGTTGGTTGATTTGCAGAAGATGAACGCCTTGCTTGATATGCAAAATGATATTCAGGACCAGGCGATTGAGGATGCAAAAAGGGAAAGCACAACCAAGCCGTGATACGGCAGGAAGGAGGCCTGTACTGTGGTTATTCGGGAACTGTTGATCCGGCTTGGATTTAACCTGAACGAAAACGGATTGAACCGCGCGGAGCGTGGAATTAACAATTTAAAATCAAATGCAGCGTCGGCGACTGCGGCAATAACCAATCTTGCCGCAGTGCTTGGCATGGCATTTGGAGCCGCTCAGATAATCAAAATTGGTGATGCCTGGACGAATGTTGATTCCAGAATTGGACTGGTTACCAAGTCATTGAAAGAACAAGCTGACATGCAGGAACGTGTATATCAAATTGCACAAGAAACGCGGCAGGATTATCTTGCATCCGGAGACCTTTTTGCAAAAATCGCAAGGAATTCTGACCAGCTAGGGGCATCATTAGAAGACGTCCTGAAGGTTACACAAGCAGTAAACGAAGGACTTGTCATTGGCGGTGCCAGCAAGGGAGAGTCGACTGCAACGATCTTGCAATTAGGGCAGGCGTTAGCATCGGGTAGGCTGGCCGGCGATGAATTGCGGTCACTGAGTGAGAATGCTCCGCTGTTATTTCGCTCTATAGCGGATTATTACGGCGTGGCAATTGGCAAACTGAAAGATATGGGAGCACAGGGCGAATTAACATCAGAAGGCGTTTTTAAGGCTATTTTGGCATCAAAAGATAAAATGGATAAACAGTTCAAAAAAATGCCGGTGACAATTGAACAGGCTGCAACCTACTCCATGAACAGGATCGGCAAGCTGATTTTTGGGATCAATAAAGAAACCAGCATATTTCAAACGATTGCGGCAAAAATCATGGCTTCCACTGAATGGATAGCGGGAAAAATAGAAAAGGGTGCAAAAGCAGCAGGCGGATGGGAGAAAGCATTTAAGCTGGTTGCTTTGGCGATCGGAGAAATGAGCTTGGCAATGATGATCTTTAATGCCAGATTGGTTACGGTCCATCGCTGGATTGCGTTTTTCAGATTACTGCGGATGAACATCCGCGCTGTTACGGTTGCGTTGTGGGGAATGTTAACGAACCCGGCAGTATGGGCTGCATTGGCCATTGCCGCAGCTGTTGCTGTGTTGGCGTTGGCGTTGGAAGATGTTTATTACTGGGCGACTGGTGGGGAGTCCATTCTAAGTGATATGATTGGACCGTTTTCAGAGTGGGAATCAACATTGCAGCCGTTGGTGGATACATTTGATCAAATTATTCAGGCGCTTAAAGATATGGCACCCAATATTGATCTGGTTAAAGCGTCTGTTGATCTTTTAGTAAATGCTGTGAAGATTGCACTATTGCCATTAATCTTCTTCTTGAAATTAGTGAGGGCGTGGCAGAACATTGGCGGTCTTGCTGGAATTGGCACTGGCGCTATGAAGTTAGGTTCCAGCATGACTCCTGAAACATTTGGGAATGGAATGTTTCTCGCGCCGCCGATTGTTAACCAAACAAACACTGTCCAAATTGATCAAAACATAGCCGGGTCAGGACCAGATCTTGCAAATCAAGTTGGCGATGCGACATCAGGCGCTGCAGATTATTCTTTCGGTAAATTTACGCGCGGTTTGGAATTCGCCATTCCCGGGGGTGCTAGGTAATGGCAACAAGTAGTATCTTCTTTCCCGATCTTACCGCCCCGACCTCGATCGGCAGCATTGAAGTTGATATCCTCGTCGAACAGGAGCATAAATTGGAAAGCGAAGTAACAGAGCATCCTGTCGAAGATGGTTTTCCGGTTGCTGATCACGTAATCCGAAAGCCGATAAAAGTCTCCATGGTTGTTGGTGTATCGCAAAGCCCGGTAACGTGGCTGGATCGACTTGGGCAATCTGCCGATAAAGTAAGCAGCGCCCTGTCGGCATTCGAGCAGATTTATAAAAACGCGCAGCCGATTACGATTATTACACCGTCCAGCATGTGGGAAAACATGGTTATGACTTCGGCAGCGTTTCCCCGGACAATCGACAATAAAAATCTGATTAAAATTCCCTGCGAATTTACTCAGATTAGGCGAGTAAATGTGAATATGACGGATATTCCGGAAGATATTGTTGATTTGTCGATGATCAATAAAGCAGGAGAAACGGAAACAGACGGAGGAACGGCTACCCAGGCTGATGCCGGAGACGTGAATGATAGCAGTTCTGATTCTAAAACCGTAGTAAGGCAATCAACTCTAAAATCTCTAAAAACAAAGTACGGGAGCTGATGCGATGCAGATCATCTCTTTTCTTGATGCTAATGACGTTGTCTTTACTGCTACGCTGGATGGTGCGCAATATAAAATTCGCATGCTCTGGAATGAAAATGGCGGGTTCTGGACGATTAGTCTGCGAACTACTGACAATGTTTCTCTTTTAGAAGGCGTCAAAGCGGTGCCTGACTTTCCTTTGCTGGCTCCGTACCATTCGCCAAAGTTACCGCCTGGCGAGATCATGGTTACTGCGTTTGACGCGTCAACCCAAACGGTTTTTCGAGACGACTTTGCAAATAGCAAGGTGGCTCTTGTCTACGTGACGGAGGATGAGATCAATGCAATTTAACCGCATATTTAGCATCATGGCTGGCGCACAGGGCGAAGTTGGCATTGCCATTGAAACGGATGGAAAAAGCGACAGCCTTCGCGTTGAATTTGATATTGACAAGGACATTACCCAGCAAACAAATAAGTCATCCATCAAAATCTATAACTTGTCGGAAGAAACCAGAAAAATATTGGAAGTGGACGATGCAATCTGCGAATTGCAAGTGGGATACGCCGAGGACATTGGCCTTAGGCGTATTTTTCTTGGCGCAGTTACCTATGCAACTACAAAGCGGGAAGGCCCGAACAAAGTAACGGAGATGGAACTGTCAGACGGTCAGATTGCTATCCGGGACACGATAGTATCTCTTGGTTATGCAGCTGGGGTAAGCGGAGAAAAGATATTGGATGATGTGGCTGCCCAGATGGGTGTTATTACTCAAATTGCATCGGATGTGGAATTTGCATCTTATCCTGCCGGTTTTTCCTTTGTCGGGATGGGTCGTGACTGTTTAAGCAAGATCTGTGATGCCACGGGCGCAGCGTGGAGCATCCAAAACAACGTTCTGCAGGTTATTACGAATGGCGGGAGCACAAATATTCAGGCTATCGTGTTTACGACTGCCAGCGGCCTAATCGGAAGTCCCGACAGGATTATTCAAGCAGTAAAGCGGCCTGATCAGGAAGCAAAAAAGAAGCGCAAGGTCAAAAAGAAGAAAAAAGAAAAGTACGAAAAAAAAGCCGGTTGGAAAATTAAAACATTGCTGGCTCCGACCGTAAATCCAGGTGATCTGGTTCGGGTAGAATCATCTACTGTGACTGGATGGTTTCGGGTGGAAACGCTCAAACATTGTGGCGACACGCACGGCAATGAATGGTATTCGGAATTGGAGTTGATTGTGGTGGATGTCGATGAGTAACAATCAATTGATACAGGCCATCACCGGCATGGTGCAAGGAGAAATATCAGGCATACACACGTCGGCGCCTGGATCCGTCGTAAGCTACGACAGCGGAACGGGCCGGGCAAGCGTACAGCCTTCACTAAAATATAAAGTTGCCGATGGACGTACGCTGGATGCTCCCGTTATTGTCAATGTTCCGGTATATTTTCCTAGCGGCGCAGGGGCGTCAATTACCTATCCAGTTGCTGCTGGAGATCCATGCTGGTTGATGTTTGCTGAGCGGTCTATCGATGATTGGCTTCTGGGCGGCGAAAGCGATGATCCGCGGAAATACGATCTGTCAGATTGTGTGGCCTTTGTCGGCATGCAACCGGCCAGATCCACAAA